GCATTGTTGCCTGCGATTACCCAGATTACGCAGTCTTTCGCAACTTTATTTGATGAAGGTACAAATTTAGAGCCTTTGTTTACTGTCATCGCTGCCAGCATCAGAGTTGTTGCTGGCGTTGTTTTTGCAACTATTAAGCTGGTTGACGCACTTATTAAAACCGTAGTTGATGGCGCGAAGATAATTGGCAGAGTAGTAACAGGTGACTTTGCTGGTGCGCTAGATCTTGCAAGAAGTGGTCTCGGTGGATTTGTCGAAGACGCTAAAAAAGATTTTGCTGAGCTAGGCACTATTCTCACAGGCACAGCAACTGCTCCGGAGGGTTACACCAGAAAGACTGGTGGGGGCAGGCTAGACCCGTTGCAAGAAAAAACGTCAGGCAAGACCGAAGCAGAACAAGCAGATGCCGCTTATCAAAAATTTACTCAAAGTGTTCTTAAATTTCAAATTGCGCGTGAAAATAGCGCACAAAAAGCTATAGCTGACATTCAAAAGGAAACACAATTTGCTGAGCTGAGGCTCGAAAAAGGCGAAGAATTTGCAAATGTTGTGCAAACAGTTAACGAATTAGTCCAGCAAGGCGTTCCTTTTTCTAAAGCTTTCCAGCTGGTAGAGGCAAGGGAAAATGTACGCAAATTGCAGGAAGCTCAAGACAATGCAAATAAAAAAGCAGAAGAGCAAGCAAATAATTTAAATAACCTTTATAAATCAATTGGCGACACCATCGAAAACAACGTTGTTTCGGCAATTGAAGGTTTGGTTGATGGCACTAAATCGCTTGGCGAATCATTGTCTGGGCTTTTGCGCGAGCTATCAGGGATGTTTTTACGTCAAGGCGTTGGCAGCTTTTTTGACACCATATTTAACGCCAAGGGCAATGTGTATGCCAATAACAAAATTGTTCCTTTTGCTTCTGGCGGGATCGTAAACAAGCCAACTATTTTCCCAATGGCTAAAGGTATGGGGTTAATGGGCGAGGCTGGCCCTGAAGCCATCATGCCTTTACGTCGTGGAGCTAACGGCAAGCTTGGCGTCGAGTCTTCTGGTGGTGGAGTGGGTAACGTAGTTGTGAACGTTGATGCAACTGGCAGTAACGTGCAAGGCGACCAACCCAACGCTGATCGGCTCGGCAAAGTGATTGGTCAGGCTGTGCAAGCTGAACTGATCAAGCAAAAACGACCTGGAGGCTTGTTGACACGCTAATGGCTACTTTCCCAAGCATTGTTCCTGACTATGGAGCATCAAAAGCAAGCAAGCCAAACGTTAGAAACGTACAGTTTGGCGACGGCTACAGCCAACGCTTGCGTTACGGCCTTAATACAGACCTAAAGGTTTGGACGCTTACTTGGCAATACATCACTGAAGCAGACTCAGACACGATCGAAACGTTTTTGGAGGCGCGTGGTGGCGCTGAGCATTTTGATTGGTCACCGCCAGACGAAACAGAAACATATAAATGGATTTGTCAGCAATGGTCTAAGCAGATGACTTCTGCTGGCTTGAACCAGCTAACGGCCACGTTTCAGCAAGTTATTGAGCCATGAGCAACAGAGCGTTTGAAGAGCTGCTTAGCTCCAGCCCTTTCGCCATCATCGAGTTGTTTGAGCTGCAGCTTTTTCAAGATCTGCATAATGATGATCACCGGTACTACTTTCATGCAGGTAGAAATTTCAAGACAGATGTGCCAGCTACTGGTGACGATCCTATAGACGCATATTCAATTAAATACGGCAGCATTGACTACCAGCCGCTACCCATTGAGGCGTCGGGTTTTGAGTACAAGGGCGATGGGGCGTTGCCTCGTCCATCAATCAGAATTGCAAACCTGCAAAGCCAAGTTACAGGCTTGTTGCTTGGCATCAATCAGATTACGCCAGGCAATGATTTAAACGGAGCACAGGTTACGCGGATTCGTACCCTCAGCAAATTTCTTGATGGCGAAAACTGGCAAGACAATACAAACCCTTATGGCAACCCAGACTCGTCAGCAAGTGCTCAACTGCCAAAAGAGGTTTACTACATCGATCGCAAGGTAGCGGAAAACCGTGACTTTGTTGAGTTTGAGCTGGTGTCTTCTCTTGACTTGGGCGGAGTAAAGGTACCGCGTCGTCTTGCGATGCAAAACCTATGTCAGTGGGAATATAAAGGCAAAGAGTGTGGGTATAGCGGAGCAGATGAATTTACGGTTGAGGGGGTTTCAATCGACGCAGTTGCTGCCCCTAACTTTAGCTACAGTTCAAACGCACATCTTCTTACTACAAGTGGCAGCCTAAGGTCAGATCAAGGCGATGAACTTGTTTCAACAAATGGCTGGTACAAATTAACAATAAATAACGTTGGGAATTTAGCGTTAAAAAGTAAATCAGATGAAACGCTTTGGCAAACAACTAGAGGCCCTGGCCTTAATACAAATGGTTATGAGTTGGTTGTATCTAACGGCAATATAATTTTATATAACAGAGATTTAGCCAGAACTGATTACGCCAACGGTTCTGTTGTTTGGGTATCTAATACTTTCCGTCTAGCCCCTCTTACCAATCTTACTCAACTTACTGTAAATGGCGTTAAACAATGGTGGCCTGATGATATTAATGCTGGACGATCAGGGGGTTTTACTTGGGAATTGGTTGGCAGTAGCCCTACTGCTGCAAACCAAACAACAACTGTATCTAGAACTTTTAGTGACACGGACCCAATAGGTGGGGGCGCAAGGTCTGTAAACATCACATTTAATTTAAGGTCATATCAGCTGCCTGCAGGCACATCTCATTACACACATGGCAATCCTAATTGGACTGGATTTGTTTGGGGAAATATTGAATCAGTATCTATAAGCAGCGCAACAGGTTTTTGGAGAGACAGTTATGAGTTTGTCGCCAAGCTCAATCTTTCTTCTGGCAATCCCCACAGGGCTAACCATCCAACAGAAGGAACGCTGACGGAGGCTGGCGCTTATTTTGTTATCTCAAGCACTGGTTGGAATAACAAGCGGCTAAGGCTTAGAGGTGCTGGACTTTTGCAGCTTGAAGATTCCGACGGTTCAAACGTTGTTTGGACTTCTGGCAACCCATCTACTACAGATGAGCCCAAAATTGTTGCGGGAACAACCACGTCAGTCAATGTTTCCGGCACATGTGGCAAGCGCGTAAGTGATTGTCGCTTGCGGTTTCCTAACGGCGATGCGCATGGTGGCTTGCCGTTTGGATCGTTCCCTGCTCTGGGCTTAAACAATTGATTGAAACTTGGCAGCAGGTCGCGGCCAATCATGCGGTAGCGGAAGCACCGCGTGAAGCGTGCGGGCTTGTTGTCGTCACAAAGGGTCGTAAACGTTATTGGCCGTGCAAAAACATTTCGACAGAAGACAATTTTTTTGTGCTTGATCCGCTTGACTATGCCGATGCTGAGGACGCTGGGACAATCCTTGCTGTTGTTCACAGCCATCCCAGCACCTTTGCGGTTGCAAGTGAAGCGGACAAGATGGCGTGCGAACAGTTTGGCTTGCCCTGGCATATTGTCAGCTTGTTGAATGGTGCTTGGTGTCAAATCAAGCCATCTGGTTACGAGGCCCCGCTAGTCGGTCGTGAGTGGGTATGGGGTGTTTCCGATTGCTGGACTCTTGTCCGCGACTGGTATAAACAGACGCTTGGGATCAAGCTGCGCGATTGGTCGCGGCCAACCAGCCATGATGCTTTTAGACAATCACCGTTGTTTGAAGATTGTTTTGTTCAGACAGGTTTTGTTGAGACTGACCTGCAAAGCCCTAAAAAAGGCGACCTGTTGTTTATGAAGCTTGACGGCTCGCCGGGTCTAAATCATGTGGCGGTCTATATCGGAGAAGGCAAAATGCTGCATCAATTGCAAAACAGGCTGTCGTCTCGTGATTACTGGGATGGTTATTGGCAGGGCGTCACCGGTAGAATTGTGCGATACAGCGGCTAAAGGGCGATGCTCCGCAAGGTCAAGGTTTACGGGCACTTGGCAGAGCATCTCGGCCAAAGCACGTTTGAGGCATTGGCGCGTACACCAGCAGAGGCGATGCGGTTTTTGCTGTGTAATTTCCCTGAGCTGCGTGGGTTAATGCGTGACGGGTATTACAAGGTTGCAGTGGGGCGGCACGATTTGCAGTTAGTAGATCATCCAGAACAGCTGAGCTATCCGGTTGGGCAAACTGATGACATTAGGATTATCCCGGTTGTGTCTGGAGCTGGTGGCGGTGTAGGGAAAATATTGCTTGGCGCTGCATTGATTGGCTTGGCTATTGCGGCTCCAGGTGTTGGGTTGTTTGCTGGTGGGGCTGCTGGTTTTGGTGTTGTAGCTGGTGCAACTGGTGTTGCAGCATCGCTAGCGGCGGCGGGGGGCACTATTGGTCTTGCGTTGGTACTTGGTGGGACGGCGCAACTGCTTTCTCCTACCCCTCAAGTGCCTGATTTTGACAGCGACCCAAGAAACAACGCTGACAACTTCAGCTTTTCTGGCGTGCAAAACGTCTCAAGAGAAGGCATCCCAGTGCCGGTTGCCTACGGTGAAGTGATAACCGGCAGTGTTGTCATTTCTGCTGGCCTTAACGTGGAGGAGATCTAAACATGCCAAAAGACACTCTTAGTTCATTACAAGTTCTTCGTGTAATTGATTTATTAAGCGAAGGTACTATTGAAGGTTTTCCATCTGCAACTGGCCTTAATAAGGCTTCAGATGGTTACATTGTTGCCGCTCTAAAAGATATTTATTTTAATAACACTCCTGTTCTTGGAGCGGCTGCGAACGTAACTCAAAATTCAAAAATTACTGATGCCAACATTGTTGAGCAGCTTAATTTTGATATGAGCGATTCAGATATTGAAATAAATAGAGGCCGCCAAGATCAAGAATTTATAGGCAATGTTAGAGATCTAAACGAACGAACTCTTCTTGTAAATGTTGAGCTTCAAAGAGCACCGCGAGTTGGCAACAACGAGGGTAGTTTTTCGGCTGATGGAACCCCTGTTACTAGGCAGATTACAGATGCTGACGTTAGTCAAGTAAGAGTCACTGTTGGATCACCTGCAATTAGCAAATTTAAAAAAAATGGCGACGTTGACGGTGTAAAAATTAAATACAAAATTGAGGTCCGCTACAGCGGCGGGTCTTTTGAGCAAGTTGGTTCAGAGCATATAATTGATGGCTTCACGCCTGATTTATATCAACGCAGACATTTAATATCTTTACGCCGTAATCAATCTTTTCCAGTTGACATAAGGCTTACAAGAACGTTTCAAAGGTACGACGACGATGACACTATAAACGATGACCTTGTTTGGTACGATTACACCGAAAAAATTAAAGAAGCAACGCGCTTCCCTAACAGTGCGCTTGTTGGTTTTAAAATTAATGCCGAACAATTTCCAAGCATCCCAAAACGCAGTTACAAAATTCGCGGAGTTTTAGTACGCATCCCGCATAACGCAACTGTGCGTTCTGATGGTTCATTAAGTTATAGCAGCGATGTTTTTAATGGAACGCTAAAAGCCGACAGAGAGTGGTGCAATGATCCAGCTTTTATTCTTTTTGACCTTTTAAGCAACACTCGCTATGGGCTAGGCTCGCAAATCTTAACGCCATCAGAATTTAAATTAGATCAAGCTGGAGGTTTTTTTGGCTCTACCAACATCCCTACAAATTTAGATATTTACAGCTTCCAACAGGCCAGTAAATATTGCGGTGAGCTTGTGGCCGATGGCAAAGGTGGCTTAGAGCCACGGTTTAGTTGCAACGTGGTTTTACAGACGCAACAAGATGCCTACAAATTGATTCAAGAAATGTGCTCTGTATTTAGAGCAATGTCCTACTGGGAGTCAGATGGGTTAACGCTCGCACAAGACCGCCCCGAAGACTTTGCTTATCAATTTAATCAAACTAACGTTACAAATGCTGGATTTAATTATTCAGGTTCAAGCCTTAGGAATAGGCCAACTTGCGTGGCTGTTAAATATTTTGACAACGATTTGCGTGATTATGCCCAAGAGCTTGTTGAGTTAAGTTCGACTTCGTTTAAGCCGCTTCAAAAATACGGATATAACAAACGCAGTGTTACGGCTTTTGCCTGCACAAGCAGAGGTCAAGCGCGTCGACTTGGGCTGTGGCTGCTTTACACAGAGCACAACGAAAGTGAAGTTTGCTCATTTGAGACTGACATGGCTGCGGGCATTATTGTTCGCCCTGGTGATTTTATTAAAGTTGCTGATCCTGTCCGTGCTGGCAGGACTATCGGCGGTCGAGTTATTGATGGGTCTACGACCACTTCAGTCAAGATTGATCGAAGTGATGTTGACATGTTTGGTCAGCAAACACCAAGTTTATTTGCTTTGAACATCGTTTTAAGAGATGGAACGATGCAAATTGTTCAAGGCTCGACCATTTCAGGAAACACAATTACTCCTGGCTCAACGTTAAACAATGCGCCATTAACCGGTGCTCCGTTTGCTATTGGGTACGCAGATTTAACACTTCAATTGTTTCGCGTTATTACTGTTGAAGAAAATGAATCGACCTATTCAGTTACAGCGTTGGCTCATGAGCGTGAAAAGTATGCAGTAGTTGAGGAAGGCCATACGTTTGCGCCACGAGATATAACACAACTTGCTGAAAAGCCTGATGCAGTCACTAACTTGGCTTTGGCTGAGGTTCTTTACGAGGTAGGCGACAAGGTCTTGCAACGTGTAAACGTTAACTGGCAACAATCAACTAGAGCCAACGAATATGAGGTTATTTTTAAGCTTGATGATAATAACCCAGAAAAACACATTGTCACGACCACTGGCTTTGAAATCCAAAATAGTAATATTGGAACGTATGAAGTTTCAGTTACGGCGATTGGCTACGGGCTTGATGTAGCGCAAACAGGGAAGCGCCGCTCTTCTGCAACTACTGCAACAATCAACACTGTCGGGAAGAGCAACCCGCCAAGCAATATTGCAAGCCTAAACATTACGCCGATTGATCAGCACACTGCTGAACTGCATTGGCCTGAAGCTGCTGATCTCGACGTAAAAATTGGTGGAACGGTTGAGATCCGCCATAACCCACGCACGACAGGCGAAATTAAGTGGGCTGAAAGTGAAAAGATTGTTCCTGCCGTAAACGGCAGCACGACACGAAAAATTGTGCCTTTAAAAGATGGGCATTATTTAGTTCGCGCCAAAGACTCGTCTGGGAATTACGCACCGCTTGCAAACATTCCAAGCGTGCTGGTTGAGCTGCCTGAGCCGCAAGACCTTGAGGTGGTGCAGACCTACACCGAAAGCCCCAGTTTTCCTGGTACGTTCTCGCAGGCGTTTAACAGTGTTACCGAAGGGGGCATAACACTCCAAGCAGATGGTTTGATCGACAGCATTGTTGATTTTGACAGCGTTACCAACATTGATTTCTTTGGCAATATTGTTAAGGTTGGCAGCTACACCTTTGCTAACACACTTGATTTAGGGGCCAAATACGACGTTGAACTTTTGGCAAACTTGCGTGTTCGCACGATCAACCCTGATGATTTTTGGGATTCACGAAACGACAATATTGACACCTGGGATGATATTGACGCAGATGATTTGTCGGCTACAAACGCCGAGCTTTATGTGCGATCTACAAGCGACAACCCAAGTGGCTCGCCAACGTTTGGGACATGGGAGCCATTTGCTAACTCAACCAAGCGTGGGCGCGGTTTCCAATTCAAGGTGGAGATGGAGACTGAAAACGACTCGCAGGATCCAGTTATTGAAAGCCTTGGCGTAAAGGTCAGCCTTCAACGTCGAACTGAGCAGCAACGCAACATCAGCACCACGACAAGTGCCAAGGTGATTACATTCCCGTCTGCCTTCTACAGCGTGCCAAGCGTGACCGTAACGGCAACTGACATGGCAACGGGTGACTTTTTTGAGTTGACTAGCGTCAGCCGGACTGGCTTTACTATCGCCACGAAAAATTCCGGAGGTACAATTGTGAATAGGACCATCGATTATCAGGCCGTGGGTCACGGTAAGGAGATCACCTAATGGCACAGGCAACTGATTATTCACTTGCTAACCAGTCAGGCGCAAACTTTCGGACCGAGCTGAACTCAATTTTGGGTGCAGTTCAGACTCTGAATAGCGGCTCAACAGCACCGAGCAACTTAGTTGCTCACATGTTGTTTCTGGATACAAGCACGACTCCAGCAACGCTAAAGATCCGCAATGCTGCGAATGACGGCTTTGTCAGTCTTGGGACAGCATCGACCAACCTTGGCTTGGTTGGGGCGTCTGGCGCAACGTTTACGGGTGACATCACGCTTAACGCACAATCTGATGTGCGGTTTGCTGATGCTGATAGCAGCCATTATGTGGCGCTTCAAGCTGCAGCGACTGTTGCCAGTAACGTCACGTTTACGTTGCCGACTGCTGATGGCACGGCGAATCAAGCATTAAAGACTGACGCAAGTGGGAACCTTGGTTTTGCCAGCTATCTGCTGACGACTGAGACAACGAATGGTCAGGTTGTTACTGGTGGCGTTCGTGGCGCGATCACAACGCTGACGGATGCGGCCACGATTGCTGTTGACATGGATGACAACGTGCATTTTCTTGTCACGCTTGGCGGAGATAGGACGATTGGCAACCCAACAAATGTGGTTGAAGGCCAGACAGGATTTATTGAGGTTCGTCAGGATTCGAGTGGCGGCAGGACTTTGAGTTACGGGAGTAATTATCGCTTTGTTGGCGGTACGATTCCGACCGTTACTGCTACGGCAAACGCGGTGACAATCTTGGCTTATGCGGTGATGTCAGACGAGAAAATTATGATTACTGCACACCTCGACGTAAAGGCTGGCTCATGACGATTCCTGGGAGTCTTTCTTCACCGCTGCTGGCGTCTACTACCGGGGCAGCTCCTGGGGCCTTCGAGATCTCCAGGTCGCTTAGATTTGATCGAGCAGCGCAAAGTTACCTTAATCGAACCCCAAGTTCTGCAGGTAATCGCAAGACTTTTACTTTTTCGTGTTGGCACAAAAAATCAGGCGTCAACTCTTCTAATAGATACATACTTTTCAACTCTTACACTTCTGGAAGCGTTTACTTTTCGCTGGAATTTGAAACTGAAAAATTAAAAGTATTTGATGGTGGTGCAATAAGCGGTGGTTTGGCTACAGATGCAGTCTTTAGGGATCCTTCTGCTTGGTACCACATCGTATGCGCTGTTGATACTACTGATGGCACTGCATCAAATCGTGTCAAGCTTTATGTGAACGGCGTGCAGCAGACATTAACAGGAACGCAGCCTTCGCAAAATTCTGACTTAGGCATCAACACAACCACGTCAATGTTGATTGGGGCTATTGATGCAAGTGGCATTTACCATAACCTTGACGGCTAC